GGACAGGAGCAGTTTATGGATAACAAGACCGAAGATAGCCGAGTAAGGTTATTCTGGAGCGGTAGTGGAACGCACGAAAAGGATATAGAATTACTAAAGCAACCCTTTAAGCGTTTGCAAGGAATGAATATAAGAACTGTAATAGCAGGATATAATGACGGGGAGAAACCTATTTGGGATAAAATGATAGCAGCCTTCACTTGTGGACTAAAGCTAAACCCTACGATTTATAACTACGCAAGGGTTACGGAATATATGGGTGCTTATACGGACTCGGATATTTCGGTTATTCCTTTAGTAGATAATAAGTTTAATGCTATGAAGTCAAATCTAAAGGTATTAGAAACAGCAGCTAAAAAGAACCCTGCGATTGTTAGCCACGTCAATCCTTACTTTGATTTACCCGTTCATTATGTAAAAAGCCAAAAGGATTGGTATAAACATATCAAAGATTTGGTAAACGACGAGGCTATGCGAAAGGAAAGCGGAGAAAAGCTTTTTGAGTTCTGCCAAAAGAATTATAACTTCGAGGGTATAAATTTAGATAGAAAGTATATTTATAGTAAACTATGCCAGTAAAACGGCATTTAAAATAATTTGCATAGTTAAATTTTTTAATCAATTAATTAATAATCACGAAGAAATTTAATGGGGAAGCTATGCAAAGACACACGCAAATCTACTTACAAGGAATGGGCTATGATGCTACATCGTTTGTTCCTTGTGAGGTTTGTGGTGGTGTAGGAGTTGACATACACCACATAGAAGCGAGGGGAATGGGTGGCAATAAGAAGGCAGACGTAATAGAGAACTTGATGTGCTTATGTAGGAACTGCCATATAGAATACGGAGACAAGAAACAATATAAAGAGTTTTTAAAAGACATACACGCAAAGAACTATGGCAAAGGTTAAAGAAAATAGCAGTAAGGTAAACTTTGGGAAACGCAAAAGAGGCTCAGCAAAGAAGTCATTTAACAAGCATAACCCAAAGCCAAAACAATATAGAGGTCAAGGCAGATGAGAAAACTAACGGCTATATGGTACATTATAACACACAAAGCTTACTTCGTAGCAGTATGCAAGACAGGCTTTAATGGTGACGAGATGACTACAATAGGTAATTATACTTACTCAATGGCAGATACTTTAATCAATAAGCATATAACCGATATAGATAATTTTTTAGACCAACAAGATGCTTTAGACGAAGCCAACGATATAATTAACGGGATATTATGATATTACTATCGAGTCAAGTAGAAAGCATAGCTTCACGCAAAGACAAAACAATTAAGCTAACTTTAGCAACGCAAGAACTAAGTCCTAAAGACGCAGCTAACTTGTTCCAGCTTAACCAACAGTTTTGCTATTTAGCTATTAAAGAAGAACCATTTAGCAAAGAAGAACAAGACGTAATAGAAAACCTAAAGGCTGACCCTGACACATTTAAGACACCAAGCCAAAGATTACGAGGCATCTTATACAAAACATACGAACAAGACAACGAAGGATATAAAGATTTTAACACATACTACTTATCCGTAATGGATAGGATATGTCAGCACTATAAAACAAAAATAGATGGGTAGGAATAAAGCAATAGAGACACCAGAAATAATGCTTCAGATATTTACTGAATACTGCGAGTACGCTAAAAGCAATCCTATTAAAGTTCACGACTTTGTAGGTAAAGATGGTGACGAAGTTTACAGATTAAGAGAACGACCTTTGACAATAGAAGGCTTTGAGAACTATTGTTATAATCAAGGAGTTGTGAGTAATATTGATAGGTATTTTGCTAATACAGATAATGCTTACGAAGAGTTTCGTAGTATCTGTTCGCGTATTAGGAAAACAATTAGACAAGACCAAATCGAAGGCGGTATGGCAGGGGTTTACAATCCAAGCATTACGCAGCGTTTAAATAGCTTAGTAGAGAAGAGCGAGAACAAACACGAAGTAAGCGAGATTAAAATTACTTACGATAGATAATGCAAACAATCGGCTTAAGCTTACATAACCCACACCCTGCACAAAAGCAAGTCCTTGACTGCGATAGTAGGTTTATTGTTATGATGGCAGGTCGAAGATTTGGAAAGTCCTTGATTAGCCAAACGATTAGCATTGATACTGCGGTCAATAAAAAGCGAGTAGCTTATATTACCCCGACTTATCAATTAGGTAAGATATTTTTTAAGGAGATAGTAGACCTGCTACCCCCTGAAATATACACCAAGAACGAAAGCGACTTAGTAATAAACTTTATCACCGGTGGGTCTATCCGCTTCTTTACGGGCGAAAGGTTAGACAATCTTAGAGGTTTAAAGTTTCACTTAGCCGTTATAGACGAGGCTTCTTTTATACCTAACCTTGAAGATGGGTGGCTAAACTCAATAAGACCTACCTTGACTGACTATAAAGGTCGGGCTATATTCTTAAGCACCCCACGAGGCAAGAATTATTTTTATAGCTTGTTTAGTAAAGCAGAACCTAATTGGAAAAGCTTTAAGTTTACAACATACGATAACCCTTATATAGACCCACAAGAAATAGACGATGCAAGAAGGCAACTGCCAGAGGTTGTATTCGAGCAGGAGTATATGGCAAACCCGGCTGAGAACGCAGCAAACCCATTTGGGAGTCAATACATTCGTAATTGTATACACCCAGTAACAACAATGCCGGTTGTTGCTTATGGCATTGACCTTGCCAAGTCAGTCGATTGGACTGTAATAGTAGGTTTAGACGAAGACGGGAATGTAGCCTATTTTGACCGCTTTCAAATGGATTGGCATAATACCAAGCAGAACATCATTAGGCTGCCTAAATGCCCTATCCTTGTCGATTCTACGGGGGTTGGCGACCCTATCCTTGAGGACTTACAACGTGAAGGGGTAATGATACAAGGCTTAAAGTTCACAAGTTCAAGTAAGCAGCAGCTTATGGAAGGCCTGGCAGCAGCGATACAGCAAAAACAAATTGTATACCCAGACGGGCAGATAAAAAACGAACTAGATACTTACGAATACGAATATACACGCACGGGCGTAAAATACACAGCACCACAAGGACTACATGATGATTGCGTATGTGCTCTTGCGCTAGCTAGAAGAAAATTAACTATACCGTCCGAGGGTGAAAATATTTTAGCATTCTATCAACAATACAGACAATAATTTTTAAAAGAGGTTTGAATATGCCTATTTCAATGTTGGCTCCTGGTGGAGCGGCTAATAAGAGTTTTGAATGCAGATCATTCAATGTGTATGTATCGAGCGATGACGGCATTATATCAAATGTGGTTAACTTTGATGTTACTGACCTGTTAAATATGGGCTGCACATTTTTAGGCGGCGCAAGCGCGGGATTGGATAATTTCACAGCGACCGCTAACCCTACCACCGCAGACGATGTAACCAATGGCTACGCGGCGGGCTCTCGCTGGATAAACACAACAAGTGGCTTATTATTCACGTGCTTAGATGCGAGCGAGGGGGCCGCAGAATGGGCAATTAATGCATCAATTGTCAATAATACTCTATCACTAGGTGATAACTTAGCGAATGCATTAGATTTTGCAGAGGGCACAAGCAGCTATTTAAAATTCGTAACTACGGACAACAGCGAGCAAATACAAGCAGGTAAAATATTTAATTTTACTGCTGGAGTTATGTTTGGCGGTATAGAGGCAAATAATGTAATTAATTTAACAACGAACTTAGGTACGGCCTTAAATATCACAGATGGCGTTGTAAATTTCCTTGGATTCACAACAACTACAGGCACGCCTTCGGTGTCTTTAAGTGTTGATTTATCGGTATCTGATGGAAAAAATATAGCTTTTAAGGCGACAACAGGAACAAAAATTGGTACAGACCCATCGCAAAAATTTGCATTCTGGAATGCAACCCCAATCGCACAACCAACCGCCGCAGCTACAACGACTGGCTTTACTGCTGGCTCCGGCACGGCGATGAACGATGACTCTACGTCAACAGGCGGCGTTGGATCAACCGCGTATACGTTCGGTGATGTAGTTCGGATTGCTAAGGAACTTGGTTTGGTAGCAGCATAATATGGAAAATATTGTAGAAAAAAGATTGCAGTCTTTAACAGAAAACCGCGACAAGATTATTGCGCAGTTGCAATCTTTGGAGACCGCGAAGCAAAACCTTATCAACCAGCTCAATGCTATTGCAGGCGCGATGCAGGAATTGCAATCACTAAGAGAAGAGATTGAACATAAAGATTCTACAGAAGAAGAGAGTAAATAGTAAATGGAAGGTGACAAAATACAGCCGAGCCAAGCCCCAGGGTTATTTGGAAGATTTGCGCAGGCTGTAAAGTATATTTCCAACCCGGCGGAAAAAACGCGGTTTGAAATAGCGGGCATTAAGCCTGACACTTGGATGTCACCCTCTCAGCCTTTGCAGCCATACGGGCCTGTCGTAACGGGTAGGCAGTATGATTATGATGTAGGCCGAAACCTCTATTACTTACCGCGCGGCGGAGAGCGTTTCACTTTTGCGCAATTACGAAACCTTGCCCGTAATTCCGAATTGGTGCGGTTAGCTATCGAGACGAGGCAAGATCAAATAGCCTCGCTTGATTGGGATATCGTCCCAAAAGATAAAAATAACAAAGATGTAGATGTTAAGGCAATTACAGATTGGTTATACAAGCCAGACTGCATACACGATTGGCAAGCATGGCTAAGAGTCATTTTAGAAGAGTTATATGTTGTTGATGCCGTAACACTTATGCCACGCTATAGCCGAGGCGGCGGTTTCCATGGCATGGAATTAATTGATGGAGCTACGATCTATCCGCTCATTGACGAAAACGGGCGGCAACCATTAGCACCTAATCCAGCATATCAGCAGATTTTAAAA